CATCGTATTAGCACGATCACGTTGTTGAATCATAGATTCTTGTTCCATGCTTTTGACAAGATCTAACTGTGCATGACCTGCTGAATACAAACCGTACTTGTAAGTAAAGTATCCTTGTTCTGCATTGAGAAAGTTCATTCCTTCAATACCGCGATCAAACCCTGCCGGAATACGGTCATCCGAAATGAATTTTTCTAATCTTTGTTTAGCAATATAAGTGCTATAGAAACTACTAATAGCCGGGAGATAAACAGCATAGTCTTTCTGTAATGGTGTTAAATTAACTGGTGGATTTTTCATAGTCTTTGCTTAATATTATAGTTGCCTTTAGTTGTTCTTTAGCTTTATTTAGGTTTTCTAGTGCAGCCTTTACAGCAGGATTGTCTTGTGATAGTCTTTCGAATTCTAGATCTTCACGCATCTTTTCACTAGCCCAATCGAGTATTTCCTCTGCCTGACTATTTAGACCTACACTAGGATACGCTGACGGAAAATTCTGCCAACTGTTACCGTCATTTATTTGAAATTCATTAGTATTAGAATTCCAACGAACCATACCTGAACCTACTGCACCTGGACTAATATATGGTCCAGAAAGTTGCCCTCCTGACACAGCAATATATTTTCCTGTAGAAGAAAGGCCCTTTATCATTATGCCTGCGCTGGAATAATATATTTGTAAGTAGCGATACCACTGTCCAGTTCAATCTGCATAGCACCGTCATTACTGATGCTTAATTTTGTATTATTGGCATCTGCAATTTTTAAGATACTTAGTACTTGACTAACAGGCCATGTCCATGACTTGGTCAACGAACCAGTTACTCCTGTGGCAAATACAAACTCGCCACCGTGTGTAGATTGGTCGCCGAATACAAACTTAAGATTACCATTTTCAGTCTTGGTCAAGAATGTTGGATGCTCTGCGTTTGCGGCAGCTTGGAAGTTGAAACGCTGGATAGCGGCCACAGTTGGTTCAACCTCAACGTGCCAATTAACGCCACGGAACTTAACTGTTTTAAGTTTCTCGTTGATAATTTCTGTGTTCATAAAGCGATAGTCGTTTTTAAAATCGCCTTCTTTGTTCTCAAAGTGAATACCTACTGGAACTGTGTCACCGTTGCGATCAGCAGTAACGATGTCAAGTTTGGCATCTTCTTTATAGACTGGGCAATCCAAGTGAATTTTCAACTTGTTCAGTTGTGGCATACCAAATACACCCTTCATTTCCGGAACTGGTGCATTTACTTCGCCGTATAGAATAACTGAACGGTCATCTGCCATTGAGTCAATCTTAGTTGCGGCATCGTCGCCTGTAATTTTAACGGTATCTAGAAAACCTAGATTGTGCGTGTGTCCTACGATATCTTTTAATAGATCTAGCATGTGAATCTCCTTTGTTATATTATATTTAGAATTTGAATCATTGTCAATGAAATTTCTATTCGAATGAGAATAAACTTCCAAAGTTATTATCCTGTGTGGTTGATTCTAAGTCCCACTCAAGTACTCCAATTAGGTTTTCTAGCTTGTTATTAATAATAGCCGATTCCATAGCACTATCGTCAAATGGTAAATCCTTAAACCACTGCGGCAATCGCATTTCATCTACTGGATATGCAACTGATGTATAGCCTAACGGATTATCCTTTACCTTGCAAACAATAACCTTCATACCGTCAACAATCTGTTGCGAGTACTTGTCACCATTCATAGTTTTAAGAGTATTCCAGTTGATACTTGCTCGAACATGTCCGGGCATATTGGCTTTACCGGCTTTCTTTTCCTTGGCCTGATAGTCTGTAATGTTGTTGGCACGTTTGGGACTACCTTTCTCCCAACCTGGTCGACTCTTGAACTCAGTGCGGAATTCACTGATCCGATCTAGGATCTCTGTTTCGCCTGCACCGTTGAGCACCTTAATTAGAATCTCTTCTAAGAACTTCTGCATGAATTCAGGAGTATCTGAACGCTTAAGGTCCAAGCCCATAGCCTTCATCTTACCTGCTTTACCGTCAGCATCTTGACGTTTGCCTTCTTTGTCATAGTATTGAACAGCATAACGCTTCTTGGTAATGAACAGACCGCGATCGGCAACAATCTCACGCCCTGCTTTGATAACTTCTCCACGTGATTTCGGACAATGGAAATCATCTAACATAAACTGCGGGAAAGTTGCATTAACTTCTTCAGCGATTTGATCGTACAACTGTACAACAGTATCTTTGTTCCAAGGAATTAATCCTTTGGCAATATCGTGTTTGAGCACAGGCCATGCTGAGAAGTAAACAGAGTCCGTATCTCCATAGATAACACTCTTACCTAGATAGTCATATTCTCCAGCTACGTATTCATTTACCTTAGAAGCCATGTGGCGGGCAATTCTACGCCCAGTGAGTGTTGTTGATTGACCAATGCGCTTGTCAAAGAACCTGCAACCAGGATTAAGAATAGCACCATACAAACTGTTAAGGTTAATCTTTTTAACCAACTGACGCTTGTCCCAATATTCTTCTTCAATTTTATTCTCCGCTTTGATACATTCTTTGAGTTTGGCCTGCATGTCTTTACGTTCAGCATACCAACGTTTTAGTAAACCAGGAATAACACCTTCTTTCTCATAGGTAAAAATAGTACCGTTAGCCGACAGCATCCAAGGTTGATTGCTTTCAAAGATTGCCTCATAGATCTGAGCTCCACTTAATACATCTGTAGAACCATCTTCCCAATCGACAATAATGTCGTGACTAATATCTTTGCTCATTACAAATTCATATTCGTTTGAACCAAACTTGCCTTCCCATGCTGATGCAAATGAATTACCCTTGGCGATCTTTGTTTCGACTTCTTCTTTGGTATAGTCTTGTCGCAACTGTCCAACGATAGTTTCCGGACCCATATTAAGTGCTCTAATGGCCGAAGGATACAGTGAGTTAATATCCATTGACCCAATCCATTCATGTAATCCTTTTTTGGGATATGCTACATACGCACCTGCGGCTTGGTTATCTGCTGTGTCATCTCTACGTGGGCGACTTGGAACAATAAGTCCTTTTGAGTGAGCTTCATTAATAATAGCCTGTTCAGTAACAGCCACAGCACCCATAGTAGTCTGTAGTAAAACTGTACATTCATGGGCTAGTGTGTTAGCAAGGTCAATAAACTTTAATTTTTTATCCAGCTTATCAAGAAGCGCAGTATCTTGTCTGTTATACATAATGAATGTGCGAAAGTCATTGTTATATAACTGATCAAGTGTTCCTTCATATACAGTTTTATTCTCACCAATCTCCATCTCACCGATAGCATCTAATCGATATGTATGACGTTCCTCATAGGTATACTTGCGATACAGTTCTAAACTGTCTAGGTGAACACGACCCACGAGGTCATAGGTTACGGCCGCTTTGCCGTATTTTTCATATTCTCGCTTCTTTGGAAATTGATCGAATAAACAGAGTCTGCGAGTATCTTCCTTGCTTAGAACTTTAGTGATACGATTAACAGTATAGGGCATATCGAATCCTTCACTGTTCCAGCCACTTAAGATATCTGCATCTTCAATTAGATTCAAAAATGTATCCAGCATTTCTGCTTCTGTCTCATATAGAATAGTGTTGGGAATATCTTTGATTGATTCCTGTGCCTGTTCCATAGTCATGGTCTTTGGCGGTACTGCTAAACACACCAGTGTGTCTAACCATTGTAAGTGAACGGCGATTGCAGTAATGGGCATAAATGCATCTTCGGGCGATGCATAGCCACGTTCTGGATCGAAGTCCACCTCAATATCCCAAAATGCCACGTTTAGTTTTGGAGCATCTTTGCCTAGATAGTTTTCTTCTAGTACACGGAATACAGGATTGATATCGGATTCAAACAGCGTATGACTGCTGTGGATTTTTTGTTCTTTGATGTGGTCTTTCCAACTTTTGGAAACAACCTTGGTTAGTTGATCCCCAAAGATTGACGTATGCTTCCCTCGTTGATCGGGATAATAAAATACATAACGTGCGGGGAATTCTTGGAAGATACGACCCTTTTTAGGATCTCTTTCTACTACTCGGACGATGTCGTCGTCACGATTCCAGATGGCGTCTACATAACTCATATTCTTCTCCTACCGTTTATGGCCGGCATACCTTCACTTAGCGACTTATGGCTCGCAGGGCCTTACTCACTGAATATTTATAATTCTAATCAATGCAACTGTGTCAATTGCGACTAGCAACAGATAATTAGACAGCATACCTACGCTACCGCGGCTCCAAGATGCCCATGCAAATACTCCGCACTGAACGATAAATGTTGGATAAAGAATTAGCCATGGCGGATTAGGCACAGTAATAGCTAGAGCAACTGCACAGCCTATACTCATCAACCAGGCAAGGATTTCTAAAACAAATCTTAAAGGATATTCTTTAAAATCTCTTCTAGCCCATTGCCAAGTATCGTTTAAACTCTTTTTAAACTGAATCATTAATCTTCAGTACGATTTGGATTTTGCTTATCTAGATCTTCTTGAAGATTAGCATGTCCGCTGATATCAACAATAGTTTCCAAATCATCAAACTCGTGGAATACACGATCCCAATCACCTTTCATTGCAATCTTGATTGCTTTTTTGATAATGCTGGGTTTGACTTCTAGTTCTTCAGCAACAGCTTTGATAGTGTCGCTTAGGCCTTCGTTAAGATCTTCAATTTCCTGCATAACAGTCACACCTTCAGAGATGATCTGTTTAATTTTTGCTTGTTCTGGGGCGCCGAATACTTTACTCATATGAAATCTCCTATAGCACTATTATATATGTTTATTTGACAGAAGTCAAGAATTTTTATTCGTAGGTTACGGTATCTGAATCGCCCAAAGCCCATTTGGGATTGGTTTCGCATACGTATTTTTTGGTACAGACTTTAAAGTCCGGAAATAACATTTCTTTTGGATTGCTGGCGGCATCGAAGAATATACAACGATTATTGGGCTGTGCCGCATACTGCCCGTTGTCTAACTGTATGAAATTAAAGCTCTTATGGTCTTCGGGCCATTCACTATAACTGGTATCGATGATATTGAGATCTGGACTAGCATTGTCTACAGTGAACATGTAGTCGCCTTGATAAAACTGTTTGTCTTTGGCATAGACCTTACAACTTAAATTACGTAGGAATGCTTTTTGGATCACTGCGATATCGTAACTGAAGCAGTCCCAAATCTGCAGAGTGTCTAATGGTAAAAACTTT